TTGGCAAAACCAGAGACATTAGGGCAAACTGCGTTTAGAATATATTAAGAGTTACTTTTCTATTTATGTATCATTCTACAACTAAGAAAAAGAAAAAGAAAAAGAAGGGAGGTAAAAAACGTAGTGAATGTTCCTGTAAATAAAGCGTTATACTCTAGGGTAAAAGCAGAGGCTAAACGTAAATTTAAGGTTTATCCTTCTGCTTATGCCAATGCGTGGCTTGTACGAGAGTATAAGAAGCGTGGTGGTACTTACCGAGTGGAGAAAAAACGTGGCAAAAAGTAGCCCAAATCCTAGAGCAAAGGGTGGTCTTACCCGTTGGTTCAAAGAAAACTGGGTTGATGTAAAAACTGGTAAGCCTTGTGGTCGTTCTAAAGGCGAAAAACGAGGTTATCCAGCCTGTAGACCTAGTAAACGTGTATCAAGTAAGACACCTAAGACAGTAGGAGAAATGACAGCTAGTGAAAAAGCTAGGTTTAAACGTGAAAAAACTAGTAGTAAGAAGATAACATATCAACATAGACGTAAAAAAACCACTAAAAAGAAAAAATGATTGAAATCACCGATGAAATGCTTGATGTTATCGAGAAAGTTAAAGGTAAACGTAATCCTGCTCTTTGGGACCCCAGATGTGAACAATATATGAGAAATAACAGTAAAGATACTGTAAAAAAGTCAACTACAAGTTAAACTATCTATAAATACTCTTTTTTCTTTTTGGATCATGGCATTTTTTCGTGGCGAGGAAGGTTCTGTTAACTTTAAGAACGCTTCTGGTACTACTGAGGCAGTAGTTTCAACTACAGCTTGGACTTTAGATACAACAAAAGATACTTTAGATGTCACTGCTCATGGTGCTACATCAAGATCATTTGTAGGTAGTTTAATTTCTGGATCAGGAACCGTTGATTTTCTATATACAGCAGCAAGTGGTAATGAAACTGCAAATTTATTAGCTGATGTCTTAACTACAGAAGATGCTGGTGACGCACAGTTTGAATTATTTTTAGATACCTCTGGTGCTAAAAAAGTAAGTTTTTCTGGAATTGTTACAGGAACAAGTTTATCTTCAACTGTTGGTGATCTTTCAACTGTTTCAGTTAGCTTTATCACATCTGGTGCAATTACCAACGCTGCATAATGCCAAAAGGTTCTTACTCAGCCAAGCAACGTAAATTAGCTAGGGTTGCTCCTCCTAGAGATAAAATTACGTCTGCTGATTTTAAAAAGCTACGTTCTAAGAAAAAAAAGAAAAAGAAGTGAAACTTACCACTCGCCAAAAAAATTTATTAGAAAAACATTCAGAACACCATAGCAAAAAGCATATGGACTATATGAAGCAAAGAATGAGGGCGGGTGATACTTTTAAGCAAGCTCATACAAAAGCAAAAGCAAAGGTGGGCAAATGAAAAAACGTAAAGGAGTCAGTTTATCTGTAGGTAGAGGCGAAAAATCTAAAAAGGGCGGTCTTACTGCAAAGGGTCGTGCAAAATATAATCGTGCTACTGGTAGTAATTTACAAGCACCTGTTACAGAAAAAAATCCTACTGGTAAAAGAGCAGCCAGAAGAAAAAGTTTTTGTGCTCGTATGAAAGGAATGCCTGGTCCATTAAAAGATAAAAAAGGGCGACCTACTAGAAAAGCGTTAGCATTAAAACGATGGAGGTGTTAGATGACTTATTCAATTCCTGGTGATTACAGAACAAAAGTACAAACCTCTACAAGTATTGGTGATATAGATAGTCCTTTTACTAGAACTAGAGCAGTTTTAGATATGATGAAAGGTTGGGAAATTATGAAGGCAGTTACTGAAGGAACAGAATATCTTAGAGAAAATAGTGAAGCATTTTTACCATTAGAACCAAGAGAGGATTACACAGCATATATGGCAAGGGTAAATCGTGCTGTATTTAGTCCTTTCACACAGAGATTAATAAGAGCAGCTACTGGTCTTGTATTAAGAAAACCAATAAGTCTTATAGGTGATCCTTATTGGACAGAAACTTTTAAAATGGATGTTGATGGTTGTGGTTCAGATTTAGATGAATACGCAAGAGGAATATTGATGTGTTCTCTTACTTATGGTCAAAGTCATATTCTTGTGGATTATCCAGCACCTTCTGGTGCATTAAGTCTTGCAGAAGAAAGATCACAAAATCGTAGACCTTATTGGATTGAAGTAGATCCCACAAATCTTTTAGGTTGGAGACTAGATAGAGAATCAAACTATGGAAATCTTATACAAGCAAGAATTGCAGAAAAAGCTGTATTACCTGATGGAGATTTTGGTGAAAAAGTTTATGATCAGGTAAGAGTGATAGAACCCGGTAGTTATAGAGTTTTTCGTAAAAAAGATCAAGTTGATGCAATGTATGATGTTGATGATAATTCTTATATGGGTGAGTTCAGTACAGGAACAACTGGTGAAGATTATAAATTAGCTGAATCTGGTAGCTTTTCTCTTGGTGAAATACCCTTAGTTACAATTTATTCTGGCAAAACTGAAAACTTAGTAAGTAAGCCACCTTTACTTGATATTGCTTATTTAAATCTTGCACATTTTCAAAGACAAGCTGATTTAATACATAGTTTGCACGTTGCATCTCAACCAATGCTAGTAATGGAAGGATATGATGATCAGACTAAAGACCTTGCTATATCTGTTAATTATGCAATGGCAACTCAACCTGGTAATAAAATTTATTATGTTGAACCAGCTTCTAGTGCATTTGATGCTCAATCTGCCGAAATAAAAGAATTACAGATGCAAATGGCTACTCTTGGTATAAGCACTTTGTCACAACAAAAATTCGTAGCTGAGTCTGCTGATGCTAGAAGATTAGATCGTGTTGATACAAATTCAATGCTTGCTATGGTTTCTATGGAGTTAGAACAAAAACTTCAAAAATGTTTTAACTTTTCTGCTGAGTATGTAGGTATTGAACCGCCAGAAGTAAAAATTAGTAGAGATTTTGATATTGAAAGATTAATTGGGCAGGATATAACAGCATTAACATCATTATTCGATCAACAGGTTATTGATAGAGAGGAGTTTAGAGATATTTTAGTACAAGGTGAAGTGCTTCCTAGTGCCAATCAGACAGAATCAAGTTAGTATACTATTATAGAAATAAATGAACTAAGCTTATGGCTAAATCGTTAGATAAAGTTCTTCAACCCGATGGTACTTACAAGTGGGAACTTGTTGAACCAACACATGATCAAATGATGGGTGATGATCCTATTACTGCTTGTCCTGCTCCAGTTGTAGAAACAAAAATTAAAGATGTAACTACAAAAAAACCAGCAGTTGAAAAAACTAATAATTTTGATAGTATGACAAAAAAACAATTGGAAGAGTTTGGTCGTACTATTGGTATTGAACTAGACAAAAGACATACTAAAAAAGTTCTAATAAAAGAACTTAAAGAAAAACTTAATTAATCATCTTAATAAAAAATGGCAATTGAAGAAAAAGTAATTGAACAGACATCAGAAACTCCTACACCAGAAGTTACTACGTCAACTCCACCTGTAAATGATTTAGCTAAACAGTTACAGGAAGCAAATGAACGTGCTGCAAAGGCAGAAGCATTAGCTCAACAAAAAAGTAAACTTGCTGAAGAAACAGAACAGAAGTTTAAAAATGCTAAGAGTAAAATAGGTCAATATTATGACGATAGAAATAAAGCATTAGAAGATCAAGGAATGTATAAACCTTTATGGGAAGAAGCAAATAAAACTAATCAGGAAATGCAAAATGAAGTAAATGCTTTAAAACAACAAATACAAGATTTAAAAAATTCCAATGAAGCTGCAAGCACTAAAACTGAAGCTTTAGCAGCTATCAGTAATTTAGGTGCAATTAACGCAGAACAAACTTTATCGTTGTTGCAGGGAAAGTTACAAAAAAATGCAGAGGGTCAGGTTGTTGTTCTTAATGGTGGAGTTGAACAGAATTTAACAAATTATCTTACAAGTCTTAAAAACCCCGGCAGTGGTTGGGAGCATCATTTTAAACCAAGTTCTGCTGCTGGTATGGGAGCAAAACCAAGTCCTGTTGCAAATGCAGGAAGTGGACAGCCAAATCCTTGGAAAACAGGCAATATAACACAACAAATGCTAATATCAGAACAAGATCCTCAGATGGCAGCCGTGCTGAAACAAGAGGCTCAGAACACTTAAAAAAAGGTAATTTCTATAAATCCGTGATTTAGGAATTTACTATCAAGTCCGTGACTTGAAAAGTGTTACCAAGTCCGTGACTTGGAAATGTAAAACTAATTTGTAAATAAGCCAATGGCTGCTCCGTTTCAGAATTATACTG